CGATAAGTGCCCTTAAAATAAGGAGCTACAGCAATGTTGGAAGCGATCATTAGAAAGCACATCATTTCTTACCTTTCCCAGAACGAAGAAGCCCTGATTTTTGAAGATCCAAAAGAACTTTCCGAATCACAGAATCCAGCGGCGGAGCTTGTGTGTCTGAATACAACTCCCGTTGTACGTCTTCAGGAAGATTGACCCAGACGCGCACGGCGGCTTCTAAGGCCCGCTTGGACTTGTAGTTACGAGATTGAACCTGCGCGGAAAAAGTATCAACCACCTCCGCACTCATCATTCCCCCTAAATTTTTTCCTCTTTTTTTCTGCTCATATCTGTAGCATAGACAAACATTTACAAACCCTCAACTAAATTTTTCTACATTTTTCTACATTTTTTTGTTGCATCGGTCGATAGATAGTTTTATACTTTCTGTAGAAAACTACAGATTACTACAGGGACCGAAAAATGAAGTCACAGAACGCACAGCTTACGAAAGAACAACATCAAAAGGAGATACGCATACTCCACAAGATTCAATCCGTTGAGGGTATCAAGACAACTGTAGGTGCTTTGATCCGGTGCATCCATGTCGCGGCTCCGATCATACTACAGAAAAGGAGAGTAAAAGTATGAAGACACGAAATTTTGTACTCTTTGAACCCAATCAAATAGACATAGACATTCAGCCTGAACTTTTCAGGCTGGCCCTTTTGCTACGCGATGACCTGCAAAAGAAACTGGACAGCGGCTTTCCAGAAGAAATTTTATCTGTACTGATTGATAGCCAGCCTGGCTATATGAACAGGGACGATTACGCTTGTATCCGTAAGTGCTACAATTTTTTTGTCGTCAGAATTGACGACAAGACAGCGGCTCACTTTGAAAAGCTCTACGATATGGCCTATGGCCTATCAATCGACCATATCGGCCTTTGTGATTGAAAAGAGGCTGTAAATGTCGAAGAGCAAAGGAATTGACTTTCGATCTATTCCATCACTCAGCCGCACACCTCCTCTTTACAAAGGAGAACGCATGAAACGGATTTTGATTGGAATTGCAAGCGGACTTTTAGCTGGTTTGAAATGTTTATTTGTTCCGGGTTATTCAAAACGGATTTTTTAACATGGCAGTTACACAGACAAGCATAGATGCTTATTACAGCATCAATCTCACTGAGCAGCAGAAAGAAGTTTTAACGGCTATCCGTGTGCTTGGTGAAACCTGTATCGCTGATGTAGCGACTTATCTTGGCTGGGAACGCAGTACCGTAAGCGGACGGATGAATGACCTTAAGAAAGCCAATGCGATTGTTTTTGTCGGTAAGCGTAAAAGCGAACGCACAGGCATAACCAGTGAGTTTTGGCGGGCACGCGAATTCAAGACGAGTTTATTTTAAGGAGGTAATGCATGGACCCTTTAGAAAGACTGCTATTTGATGCTTTATCGTTCGATCAGGATTTCTATTTTCGGCTTGTACGAGCTGGTTTTACACATGCTGAAGCTATTGAGTGCATGAGAGTTATTAGAGAGGCTGAATACAGGGAACGGAGGGGCGACAATGAATAGCGCTATGAGCCGTTTCAACGATTGGCCACGCGAGAAACGCAGCGAGGCGTTCTATCGTCACAACCGACTGATGGAGCGTTTTATGCAACATAACAAACTGCAAACAATCTGCACGGACTGTGAGAGTATTATGCCCACTGCGATCACGCCTCGGCCCTGCTCGCAATGCGGATCGGTCAATACGTGCAGCCCTTATTACTGCTAACCCATACAGGAGGTACTATGTCTAAGAAATTTGAAGTGCGTGCTGATGTAAATATGACATTGGATTTTGTCATTGAATGTGATGATGAATCCGAAGCAAGGGCTAAAGTTAAATCCATCCTGCGATATGTCGAAGGCGGAAAGCTCGATAGCCAACAGATACGCTTTAACCTTCCGGACGGCGACGAACTGAAATCCTGTTTTGTCATGGAATGCAATATTGACGATGTGAACGAGGCAGATTAGGAGGTAGCACAATGCCTATCACAGACCAACAAAAAGAATTACGGCGTAAGCATATTGGAAGCTCCGATATGGCCGCTATTCTGGGTGTTGACCCGTTCAAGAATGCTTATGATGTCTGGCTTGAAAAGACCGGCAAGGTCGATTCGTCCGACATCAGCAGCGAAGCCGCCGAAATAGGAAACGCCCTTGAAACCGGCATTTTGAATCTGGCCGAACGCAGGCTCGGTAAAATCCTGCGTAATCAATACCGCTCGGCAAAAGACAGAGGCTTGCCGCTGGGAGCTAATATTGACGGCCTTGTTATTGACAGCAACGAGCCTATAGACGCAAAGACCAGCGGCATTACCGGCCCGCTGTTTGGCAATTGGGGGGACGAGGACACTGACCAAGTGCCCGACCATATCATCACACAGGCACACGTACATATGCTGTGCGTTGACAAAGATATTTGTCATATCGCAGCAGTCCTCGGTGGCCGCGGCTTCCAGCTTTACCACGTCCCGGAAGACAAAGAGTTGCGAAATATCATCTGCGAGAAGGCTATTGAGTTCTGGGATAAGCACGTTCAAGCCGATGTTCCACCGGCAAATGTTACCCCGTCAGCACTGATGATTAAGCGAATTATCCGGGAGCCGAACAGTGTTGTTGATGTCCCCGATGAGCTTGTTCAAAAGTGGCTCGATGCACAGCAGGCCAAGCGTGATGCTGAAAAGATGTGCGATGCTGCACAGGCAGAAGTTTTGGCCGCTTTGGGACAGGCTGAGTGCGGTAACTGTTCATTCGGGCAGGTTACATATTTTGAGCAGAGCCGCAGCGGAATTGACGCAAAGGCCCTCAAAGACCAACTGCCTGAAATAGCTGCTCAGTTCGCAAACATCACCAAATACCGAGTCGCTCGGTTTAAGAAAGCTAAATAAGAAAGGAATCTGAAAAATGAATGCTAATCAACTCACAAACGCAAAGCAGAGTTTAGAGAGACTTCTGAACTCTGACCAATTCCAAAAGTCCCTCGCAGATGTAGCACCGAAACATATCACAAAGGAACGCATTGTCAAGCTGGCACTTGTAGCGGCAAGCAGGCAGCCGAAACTTTTTGAATGCACCCCGCAGAGCTTTCTGCAATCGGTTATGAAGTCCGCAGAGCTTGGTTTGGACTGCGTTGGGACTTTGGGACAAGGTTATTTAGTTCCTTACTACAACGGCAAAATCAAAGCTTTTGAATGCCAATTTATAGCGGGCTATCAGGGCCTTATCGACCTTGCCCGCAGAAGCGGCAATATCTCACGCATAGAAAGCCGTGTGGTTTACGAAAAGGATAAATTCGATGTCGAGTACGGCCTCGACCAGAAACTTATTCATAAGCCTTATTTGGGCGGTGACAGAGGCAAGATTGTTTGTGTTTACGCTGTTGCCGAACTCAAAGACGGAAGCCGACAGCTTGAGATTATGACCCTCGATGAGGTCGAGCGTATCAGAGACCGCAGCAAGGCCAAAGAGAACGGCCCGTGGGTCACTGACTTTGCAGAGATGGCCCGCAAAACTGTTGTCCGCAGAATAGTTAAATACCTGCCAATGTCCCCAGACCTCGTTAAAGCCATCGAGACCGATGATCAGCAGTTCGATTACAACCATGCCGCTGATATGGCTGGCGGTATGCAGGCTGGCGTTGCCGGCCTTAAGGAACGGCTCAAAAAGAGCGTTGAATCTAAAACTGTTGACGATGCTCCGGCAGAAGAAACAGACCCCGAATTTGAAGCTAAGAAGAAAGCCCAGATTGACGCTCTTAATGACGCAGAGCAGCAGGATGAATCTGAGCAGGAAACAGAAGAACAAGTAGAAGATGAGATTCCTTTTGGCAATTAACGGGAGAGGAGAGGCCGCATAATGCCGCAATACAACAAAGTCTTTTTAATGGGTCATTTGACGCGCGACCCGCAGTTATCTTATCTGCCGAACCAGACTTCGGTAGTTGAGTGTTGCCTTGCCGCAAA